CCGCTAATGTGTATATCTACTACATATTGGTACTGTGGGTTAACTGCTAAAGAACTACTTAAACTGTAAACAAGCTTTGTACCTGTTACATTCGGTGAAGTAGGACTACCTAATACTGTTACTGCCATTTTATGCTTTTAAAGTTACGTCTTTTATTGTACCTTCTACTTGGGTTATAATCTCATCTACACCTGCTTGTGTTAATAATTCTCTACCTTCGTTTTTAAGTACTTCGTTTATACCAGGATTAATAAATGGTTGAGGTCTAATACCATAATAAGCAACAGATGCTCTCCATGGTTCAAACTTTTGATTAGCTACACCTGCATACTTTGCTTTAAACTTTCCTGGTTTAAGATAAGAAGCTGCATTTGCAGAGGTAAACTTATTGGCAAAACTTTTAGGTTGTCTACCATTACTAAATGGTTGCCCGCTACCCTGTACACCTGAGTCTTGATAAGCACCATATCTTAACATTGATATAGTAAGAGTATTTTCACCTTTATCAGATGTTACTCCATCATTGGTTATACTGTTCTGTAAGTTACCACTTCTTTTAGGTGCTAACTTTTTTAGTTGACCTACAATCTTATCACCTACGCGTAAAAGAGCCTCTTGTATTGTCATTAGTCTGGATATGAGCAGTAATCAAGGTTAAACGGTGTAGTTACGTCTATTGTTCCGACCCAACCGAATACTCTATCCTGAAATGCTTCGTTAACCGGTGCTGCATTAACAAGACTTACTTCATAAAACTGTTGTCTTGCTGCTGGTCCGTAATCAAACCAAGCCATAAGGTCGTATATATACTGTTCTGTATTTGAGATTATATCTTTGTTAGATTGAGACTTTAATTTAGGTTGATCTAAACTATAAAGCTCAAATTGTAATGTTCTAACCTTATCAGCCAATACAGCAGATAATGGTCTTAAAAATACATAAGGGTATAATCTGTTCTGTGCCGAGGCATCTAAAAAATCTATAGTACCGCTATCAAAAGAAGCTATCTGTAAATGTGCAGTACAAGCAGCTGAAAAAGCATCTACTATATTTGCGTATGTAAGGTTAACGTTTGCCATTATTTTATACTTTGTACTTTGCTTTTAGCGATCATTAGCATTGCAGCTATTCTATTATCGTCATACCCTTGTTCTCTTAAGGTTTTTACTTTGTCTGCAAAATGATCTTTAATAGCATTATTGATACTATTGGTTAATGATTCTTGTTCTTTAGAGACGTTTTTTATCTCGTCGTATATTTGAGTAATTTTCTTCTTTGCCATAATTTTATCTATATTGAGCCATTGCTCTTTTTTCTGCTTTGGCTACTTCGTTTTTATAGTCTTTATCAATCTCAAGATAGTTTAGTACGGTTATGAAATTGATATCTGTTATACTCCTGTCCCCTGTAATGCCAAGTATGTTGGATTTTGAGAGGTCGTAGATAGTCCCCCACCATGACCAATGCTCATAGAAGCTAGGTCCAGAAGCTGCTCTTCTGTCATCTTCTTCATCTCCTTCTGCATTAGACCCGTCGAAGAGGCTGTATTGTTTAAATATAGACTTGCGGTGAGTAAAAAAAAACTAAGAGCTCCTAAGAATATATGAGCAGGAAACTCTTTGAAACTTTGTTCTCGTTTCTTTCTTTCTTTACTGTCGTACTTTTCTACATCGTAATAATCAAATACATTGGCTACTTTATTGTTAAGTGTTTTTATTTTTTGCTTTACTGCAAACGATAAAGTATCAAACCTATGTTCTGTTATTGGTCTGTAAAAGATAGCTGCTACCTTATGCATATTGTTCTCTAGGTCTTTTAGTAGGTTTTCTAAGTCTACATATTCTCCTAAAGTACTTGCCTTAATGTTAGCATATCCGTATAAGGTACCATTCCATTCCACTATACTGTGAAATTCTTCTTTATGGTCAGCTAGATCTTGATATAGCTTTGCTACATTCTTTAAACTATCTAATGACCAGTATTCTACTTCCTCATAAGGTTTACCTGTTAGGCTACTAACGGTATAAATAAGTCTTTCTATTGCATTACTACCTTTGAACGTATTAAGCTTACTGTATTGCTCAATAGTTAAATAATCAGGTACGTTAACGCTTATTGTCTTTTGTTTTCCCATATCTTAAAATAAATATCCCGGTGTGTCGATAAAGTTCCTACTAGTATCTGACCGCACCGAAACTTGGTTTAACCCTGTTTATACTTCCTATACTTATTGGTTTTTTATTCATAAACTGATTACGGCTATAGTTGGCAAGCATCAAAGAATCTATATGATCATCATGACCTCCTGACATATGACCAAAAGACATCTTACCTGTAGGAGAAAGTTTATAAGTATACTGTCCAAACTCTGTATGTAATGCCGGACAAAGTTCTTCTGATGGTAATTCTATGGTCATAGTTTCTATATCACTAATAAGCTTTCTTACCATATCAGTTTTATTGTTGATGTTTGTTGTAAAAGGTTTAACCTTTCTAAATTGATTCTTTAGTAGGTCATAAGTAGCTCTTCCGATGCCGTTGGTTTCGATGTAACCTCCTATAATGTTAAACTGTTTCATAACGTTGGAAAAAACCGTACCTACGGTATTGATATCTGTCTGTCTAATACTTTCTATATGTAATACCTTGCCAATAGGAGAGATTAAGGTTAACACAGAGCTATCATCGGATAAACCAGTATCTATTCCGCAGTATACATCTTGACCTCTGCCTTCTTCGTATGAACCTAAGAATGCTACTTTATCTATGTTAGTAAATACATCGTTAGAACTATCTACAAATGCTGCTTCAAACTCTTGTCTAAAAATATCTACAGGTAAAGAGCTTTTAGCTTGGTCGATAAGTTCTTGTTTAATATAAGGACAATCTTGTAGTTTAAACCTTTGTGATACTACATCTGGTTTACTGTACCATTTAAAGAAATGATTACGTCCTTTTGGTGTAGATATAATGAGACACTTTTTTCCATTAGGGTTAAGGGTAGGTAAGATAATCTGATCTATGGTTAGCTCTTTAATAAAAGCTGCTTCATCTATAACTACATAGTTAAACCTAAACCCTCTAATACTATCAGGACTATCACCGGATAAAAACTTTATAGTGCTACCGTTGATGAATGTCATAGTAGTTTCCATTCTATTGCTAGATTCTATAATGTCTTTAGCTGCTTTAGTTATTTGATCGAATACATTCTTTGCCTGGCTATATACCGGACTTATCCATCCGGCTTTTTTACCTGGATTATCTAATAACCAGAATAGTAGCATGTTTATTCCTAATAGAGTCTTTCCGCTGCCTCTCGGAGCTACTACAACACCAAAAAGATCATCGCTAGCAATAAAATTATCAATAAACTCTTTTTGCTTTTGATACGGGGTAAATAATGTTACGTTCACCAGGCTTTTATTCTTTTGTTAGCAATCTCTATATAGTCAGAGTTAAGGTCTATACCTACATACTCTCCTCCAAACTCTTTTACAGCCATACCTGTAGATCCTGATCCGTTAAATGGGTCTAATACCTTTCCTCCTTTGGGTGTTACTAATGTAACGAGATATTTCATTAATGCTACGGGTTTAACTGTAGGGTGGTTATTATGCTTGGTAGTCATTTTATCTAACTTAACAGCTAATCTTTCTCCTGTTTCTGACCAGGGCCCTACATCTTTACCTGTTATAGGTTCGTGCATATCACATCCTATATTTCTCTCCTTACGGCTTACCTTTGGACTGAAAAAGTACTTCTGATATTCTCCTAAATCTCCTAATACATTAGCAGGATATCTACCGTTTACTTTAGTATCTGTTGTGTTAAGTATGTTACCTTTACCTTTCTTCTTTGCCATCACAATAGGTTCGTGAGCTGGTTTAAGTAAGTTTTTACTCTTAGGAAAGTTATTATTCTGTAACCACATAATCTGGTCTCGTATTTCGAAACCTATATCTTCAATATTACTGGCAAGTTTATGGTAGGTTTTAGCAGAACTGAAAGCAAGTAAATGTCCTCCAGGTTTTAATACCCTTAGACATTCCTGCCACACCTCTATAGCTCCTGTATTCTTATCCCAGTCTTTTTTAAGGAACTCTATCCCGTAAGGTGGATCTGTAACGATAGAATGAAAATAGTTGTCCGGATATTGCTTTAATACTTCAGCACTATCTCCTGTATGTAGTTTAATCTTCTCCAAAGTTTATATTGATATCACCTTTTATTTCTGCTTGTACTTTTTGTATATCGTTACCGGTGTATTTAAATACCTGGTCGATTGCTCTTTGACGTACTTTAGGATCTTCATCTGCCATTAACCTGATTACTTCCTGTACTGCCGGCTGTAACTGTTGTTCTAATAAATCCTTCCAAGTTTCTTCGTAGTACTTTCTTGCTTTTGTAAAGTACTGACAATATTGTTGTTCTGATTTATCTGCGTATTGTTCTTTAGCCCATTTTACATACCTCTCTTGTGTATACTTTTCGTTGTATCTTAGATCGTATGCTTTCTGTACTCTTTTATCTATTTCTGTACTTGATAATTTATTACCCGCCATTATGTATAGATTATATATTCACTAATAAATAGCTACATGGTATCATAAAGTTTCCTATACCTTTTATTGACATACATACCGTAACCTTTGTCTTTATAAAAATTTAGTATAGTATTATAGTCATAAGGCCATCCTTTTTCTTCGAATATTTCATCTAGATAGTACGAGGTACCTTTTATAGTTGTGTATAACCTATGTGGACTGAAGATTATTTTTATAATTCTTTGAAAACGACTATGAAAAACTAATCCGTCTTCGGTAAGTATATATTCAGTACCCCCTATAATAGTCCACCTTTTATCTTTTGTAACAGTTTCGAATATTTCTCCTTCAAAAGTATCACCCACAGTTTGGGGTAAAGCCTCCAGTAAAGCTTTGTTATCATCATTATATATCGCACACTGTATATCATATAATTGTTTGTCCGTAAGATATTCCTTCATCTAATAAAAACTTTTCGTATAACTTATCGACATTCTGCTGTAATACTCTATATTCGCATTTACAACCTACATGTCTTCTTTCTTTGAATCCTTTTAAGATTCTTTCTGCTTCTAGATATGCCTGTAACCACCCTTTGGTTGATGGTAGTTCGGTATACCAGTGCACAAACTGTTGTTTTAACCAGTCAGTATCTTGTTTATTGATTATCATCTCTTAGTTCTTCCAAGTATTTTCTAACCTCTGTTCTTATAGCTTTAACAAAATGAGCTTTTTCTAATGCTCTCCCTTGTTTAGCCTTTGTCTCTCGTAGTTTCTTTTTTTCCTTATAGTGTTGTATTACTTTTGGATAAACCAATAAGAGACACAAGAAAATAAGAATAAGGTTTGTAATAAATAATCCTAACGTAAGTGTTGACATCTTTCTTTAATTTTTTTTAGTACCTTTTTTAGTTCTTTTGCTAGTGCTGAATACGGTATGTCGTATCTTTCTTCTAGATCTACAAATCTCATACCTTTTATAACTCTTTCTTCTACTAGCATCTTTTCGAAAGGATCTAGATCTTTCATCTGTTGTTTTATACAGAGCATAAAGTCATCGTCTGAGTCATCTTTATACTTTGTTTCGTCATACATATAACTGTCCGGTATAAGCTCTCTATGACTATTTTTATGTTTTCTCCAAACATGCCAAAACTTTGTAGTGCTGCTTTTTAACTGAAATGCTGCTATGAACGTAATAAAATTTTCACATTTACCGCTCACACAGCTTTCATATTGTACATCTAATGGTTTGTTTAGAAAAAACTCTATTGCTGTTGGTAGTAGATCATCACCCCATTTTTCATAACCTGCTCCACAGGTCTTTTGCATGTTCTCTACTAGTTGTGGGTATATATCGGTCAAATGCTTATTTACATAAGCTTTTTTCTCTTTATCAGTCATTGCCATATTATAAAATAAGAACCTTTATTATAAGTAGCAACTAATAACCAAAAAAAAAGTTTAAAAAAAGCTTGATCTTCTGAAAAATTATCCTTACCTTCTATCTGAGGGGTGGGAAGATTAATAACCCCATACCCCGAAGAAGATTAATAAGTACTTTATCCCGGTATATATAAAAAGAAAGGTCTCCTAAGGAAATACTAGAAGACCAATCAAAGGAAGTAAAAAAAGTGTAAGAGAGCCAATAATAATGATAACATGGCTGACACAATAGAAAGGAAACTCTCTTACGAGTAATAAATATTACGAAAGTCCTAAGTCGCCTTTTTTAGCGTTGTAGTTTTGTAATACTTCTGCAGCTGTTAACTGTTTATCGTCATATAATCTAAAGAAGTTGAAATAGTAACTACGTAAAGATGCTTGTACAGTAGTACATGAGTTAGGGAAAGAACCTATAACTCCTGCAGGTACTGTTCCTCCTACATTAGGTCTTGTACTTGATATTGTTATTGTTTCAGTAAATGAACCGTTAACGTAAAGATTTAAACTTGTACCACTTGCTGCACCTGCTACTATATGCCAGTTATCTGCTGTAAGTAAGCTGGTAGTTGTTGAAGTAAAGCTATAAGATGCAATACCGTAGAATGCAAGCTGAGTTGCTCTAAAAGCATATCCTGGTCTGCTTATACCACCTTGACTACAACAGTGTCTGATACCAAATATAGATACATTTTCGTTTGTAGAAGCTGCAGGTCTATAATAACCAAATTCAAAACTAAAGTCATCAGCCAATTGCTGAGCTGTTAATTCTGCTATTTCGTTATTACAAAAAGGAGAATTTGAAATACCTCTACCGTATGTACTTGAATTTGACTGATCAAAGAATAAACTATCTACTCCAGCCTGTGTTGTAGATGTTACATCGTTTTGTAACTCATAGTGTAAACCTGCTGGTGCTGAAGCTGCATTGTTATTAATCTGAGTAGTAACATCAGGATCATAAGAACTGATATCATTTTTATCAAGGTTAATAATAAGGTTTTCAGTTACAGGTTCTACATCTCCTGCAGTTGCAAAAAATCCAAACGGTATTGTTAACATATAATTTTATTTATAAGCCTAATGAACCTGTCAAATAAGCTTGTTGTTGGTTTAAAAAGTTATCATACTCTGAATAATCTGGTATGCTTGCTTTTAAACTGTTTATAAGTTCTTCTGAAGGATTAGCAAGTTCTTCGTCTGTGAATATTCTATCAGGCATAGTTAATTTATTGCTTTATTTCTTTCGAAAATATATTTTCTTATTACTGCTTCACCTAAGCCTTTTAGTTCTTCTATCAACGCTTCAGATGGATTGTTTAATTCTTCTTGTGTAAAGTTTCTTTCAGTCATAATTATTAAGATAAATTAGCTACTTGAGTTGCGTAAGCAGGATTAACTCCATCAAACGTTACAAAAGTATAGATATCAACTGCATCTGCTGCTGCTGTTGCTGTCGGTGGAATACCTCCTGCAAATGCTGCATTTTGGAATGTTATTGTACCTGAACCTACACTTGGTTGTAGAGTTTTAAGTATAAACGTTTGACCTGGATTTCTATTTCCTACTACAAGGTGTGTGTTACTACCACTTACAAGATCTAATGTATAAACGTCTCCTGTATCAGCATCTAAAGAAGCTGTTTGAGAAGTAATACTTAAAGCAGTAGGAGCATTATAAGTAGGTCCATCAATAGATAAACTACCTGTTACAGTTACATCAGTAGCTTGAAGTGAAATATCTCCTACTGTTGAACTACCAATGTTTATTTCATCAGTTCTGTTAATAACAGAACCTAAATACATATTCTTACCGTAAAGATCAACTCGAGAATCTCCACTACCGGCTTCCTCTACTAATGATAATCTTGCTATACTACCTGATATAGTGTCTAAGAACATACCTACATCATACCCAGAGTTATATACAAGAGCTGTATAACTAAAGGCGTCATTGTTAGCTTTAGCCATTACTAATGCTTTATCATATCTTGTTGCAACACCTGAGTAATCAAGCATACCGATAAAGTTACTACCGAAAGTCTGACCTCTTAGTACTGAATCTACCGAAGGATATTGAATTGCTTTTTGAATCTGGAAGTTACCTGGTATTGTTGATACTAAGTTAACTGAACTACCAGTAGATACTAATCCTCCTGTAATAGAAACATCTGCTCCTATAGATACTGTTGAACCGTTGTCTGTAATGTTAGAG